CTGTAGGACAGCGTGTATATATTTATGATAATAATGCAGGCGCAGTTCGTTATGAAATTACTTTAATAAATAGTAATTCTTCAAACCCTATAAGTATAAGAGCCTCTTGGGATTCCGCTGGGACTGCTATAGAGCCAGGAGCTGGTAATGGAGTAATTTTAGCTGTAACTGATAATTTAACACTTCCAGAACAACCTTCTTTTACTCAACAAAATATAGAAGAACTTTTATCAGCTGGAATTATTGCTGAAACATATAGAGAGCAAATAGATTCTATACAAGGAGCAACTGGATCTTTAGGGGACTACATTCCTCTTACTCAAAAAGGTGCAGCAAGTGGTGTCGCTGAGTTAGATTCTAATGCAAAAATTAAAATTTCCCAACTGCCTGGGTTATCAATATCTGATTCATACCCTGTTGCTAGCGAGACTGCAATGCTTGAGTTATCAGTTGAGCGCGGCGATCTTGCAATTCGTTCAGATATAAATAAAACATTTGTATTTGCTTACGATCCATTCTCAATAACAAATAAAGTATTATCAGGAAACGTTGCAACTTTAACATCTTCAGAAAGCCACAATTTAACAGTTGGAGATACGGTAGTTGTTAGTGGTGTAGATGCCACATTTAATGGAACTTATACAGTAACTGTTACTGGAACTGCAACTACTTTTAGTTATGCAAAAACAGCATCAAATGTTTCATCAGTTGCTGTTTCCCCAGCGGGATCAATGGTTCAAAAAGATAATTGGCTTGAACTTCTTAGTCCTACAGCAGGTGGAGCAACTGGTGCTACTGGTGCAACAGGACAGACTGGTGCTACTGGTTTAACTGGTAACACAGGAGCAACAGGACAAACTGGTGCAACTGGATTAACAGGTGTTACTGGTAATACAGGACCTACTGGTGAAACTGGCGCTGTTGGTAATACTGGTGCAACTGGTCAAACTGGTGCAAGTGTTACTGGACAGACTGGTGCTACAGGACAAACAGGTGTAACGGGTGCGACTGGTTTAACGGGTGCTACTGGAAATACTGGAGCAACTGGAAATACTGGAGCAACTGGAGAGAGTGGAGTATTTTCTACAGCAGAAGATGTAGCACCTACAGGAGCAGTTACAGGTGATGTTTGGTTTGATCCAGCAAATGGAATGATGTTTGTTTATTATGATAATTTTTGGCTACAAGCATCTAGTAATGCTATTGGAGATGTAGGTTCTACTGGAGCAACTGGTGCGACTGGCGCAAGTGTAACTGGTAATACTGGAGTAACAGGTAATACGGGTGTAACTGGTGCTACAGGACCTACTGGAGTTTCAGGTGGAATAACTTTAACTGTCACTAACTCTGGGGCTTCTGCTTACACAATAAATGGATCTAATAATCCAACTCTTTCTTTTATCCGTGGTCATCGTTATGTTATTAATGTTAATGCCTCTGGTCATCCGTTTTGGATTCAAACAGTTTCAGGAGCATACAGTTCAGGAAACATTTACAACACTGGCGTAACAAACAATGGTGCGGACGTTGGGACTATCATATTTGAAGTTCCTTACAACGCCCCTCAACTTTATTATGTATGTCAGTTCCACTCATCAATGGCTGGTTCTATAACAGTATCTGATTTAGGTCCAACAGGATCTACTGGTGCTACAGGTGTAACTGGTCAAACTGGCGCAACAGGTCAAACAGGTGTAAGTGTTACTGGAAACACAGGTGTAACTGGAAATACAGGTGCAACGGGTGCATCTTCAGTATATGCAATTAACACTCAAACAGCATCTTATACTGCAGTATATTCAGATTCATCAGCAATAGTAAGAATGAATGTTGCATCTGCAAATACATTTAGTATTCCAGTCTCTACTAGTCCAACGGATTTTGAAATTGGTTCATCAATTACAGTTTGGCAGATGGGATCTGGTCAAACAACTATTCAAGCAACAACTTCTGGAACTACAACAATAGAGTCAACAGGAGCTTCATCTGCCGCACCAAAATTAAGGGCTCAATATAGTTCAGCCGTAATAGTTAAAATGGCGGCAAATTTATGGTATGTGGCTGGAGATGTGGTTTGATTGCGTCATCTTGTAGGAGTATTTTCCTCTGAAATATTAAAAAGAACATTTGTAAGTGGGGGAACTTTATCTTCTGATTCAACATATTATTATCGAGTATTTACTAGTACAAGTGATTTAACAATAACTGGGTCAAGTATATCTGTTGAATATTTAGTAATTGCAGGAGGCGGTGGCGGAGGAAGTGGTGGCGGCGGAGTAGGAGCAGGTGGAGTTCGTTCTAACACTGCAACTCTTTCAGCAGGCTCATATAATGCAACTATTGGCGCAGGAGGTGGCTACAGTTCTGGAAGCCCATCTTCATTTAATTCTTTAAATACATCAGGCGGCGGATATGGCGCAGAGTATGCTAACGCTGGTGCATCAGGTGGATCAGGCGGCGGTGGTAGAGGTTGGTATGGAGCAAACAAAGCAGCAGGTTCTGGTAATGCTGGAGGTTATTCACCAGTAGAAGGTTACGCTGGTGGAACTTACGCGTCACAAGGTAATGGTGGTGGTGGTGGAGCAGGGGCAGTTGGTAGTGCAGCAAGCGGCAATAATGGTGGCGCAGGTGGAGCTGGAACTTCTACATATTCAACATGGTTATCTGCTATTAGTTCGGTAATGGGTGGAATAGGAGGATTTTTTAATTTAACTTGGCAACAAGCAACATCTTCTGGATATATTGCTGGTGGCGGAGGAGGAGGAAGTGTAAATAACTCAAACTCTGCATCAAGAGGTTCAGGAGGAGGAGGAAACGGAAACTATTTTACATCTGCTGGAGATGCGTTAAATACTTTTCAATGCAGTGCAACTACAAATACAGGTTCAGGTGGTGGTGGAGGCGGAGGTGGAGTTAGAAGCAGTGATGGTCAAAGTTATGATTCAACAGGCGGCAACGGTGGCTCGGGCATTGTAATTGTTAGATATTTAAAATCAGCAGTAGATTAGGAACTCAAATGTATAAAGAATATGTAGTTACTGCTCCTAATTTAGAAACTACAGACTCCATTTGGGACGATTTAGTAAAAGATGGGTCTACATCAGAAACTATTCCTGAAAGAAGCGTTGAAGTTGCAGATGAAAGACCGATAAATAAAAAAAATACTACCTATTTATTAACTAAAGAAGAAGCAGAGTTACTAAAACAAGATCCTAGGGTGATTGATGTTTTTGATATTTCCGAATTTGCTGTCGGAAAGTTTGCTTTTCAAGAAGGTAATTTTAATAAAAACACAACTACAACTGGGGAAAAACAAAACTGGGGGTTGCTTCGTCATATATTAGAAACTAATACTTTTGGTACCTCTGTTGATGATCCAGGTGGGACGTATAATTATGTCTTAGATGGTACTGGTGTAGATGTAGTTATTATTGATAGTGGTATTCAAGCAGATCACCCAGAGTTTCAAGATTCTTCGGGAGCAAGCAGAGTTAAACAGATAAATTGGTTTACGGCAAGTGGAGTTGGTGGAACTATGCCAACTGCTCATTACACAGATTATGACGGACACGGCACCCATGTTGCTGCAACAGTTGCTGGTAAAACATTTGGCTGGGCAAAAAATGCAGACATATACTCAATAAAACTTGAAGGCTTACAGGGAGCATCTGATCCTAATTCTGGAATTAGTTACTCTAACGCTTTTGACTGTATCTTAGGTTGGCACTTAGCAAAGACTAACGGAAGACCTACTATATTAAATAATAGTTGGGGATTTATTGTTTATTGGGAAACAGCTGGTACAGATTTTTTAACTTTTGATCAGGTAACAACATACCCAGTAACTGGAGGAGTTTACAGAGGAACTGCTTGGTCTGCGGCATTAAAAGACACAAGTAAAGGTTTAATCGGTCAGCAAATAAGTGATACAAAATATAAGTTTCCATATAAAGTAACTTCAGTAGATGCTGATGTAGAGGCGCTTATAAACGCAGGAATAATTGTTTGTTCTTCAGCTGGAAATAGTGGAATGAAGCATGATGTTTTAGGAGGAACAGATTACAACAACTACATAACAGCGACTGGTTTAAGTAATTATTATTATCATAGAGGGGCTTCTCCTCACAGTGGCAGCAACCCAGGGTTAGAAGTAGGGTCGACAGGATTAGATTTTGTGTCCTCTACAGAGGCTAAATCTACATATAGTGATACAGGA